GTGCCAAATGTTTCTGAATTTGAACACAAAGGCGTAAGATATCAAATTCCTGTGCTAGGAAAAGCGCAGGCAGGTGACAAACCTTTCATGAGTGTCGCCGATTGGCAGACCGCCAACGACGCAATGAAGTTTCTGCAGCAATCTGACTTAAATGAAGACAGTGCCGCAGACGTTGGTCTTGTTTTATTGTGTGCTCTAGCAAGAGGACCGAAAGAAGTCGATGACGTCGAATTTGCTAGAAGGTTAAAAGATTGGCAATCGGTCAGCATGGACGTTTTACTTTCTGCCTCGTTTTTTTTTCTCATGTTCATGACCACATACGAGCAGGATATCCCGTCTTTTTTGACCGCACTCAAGAGAAGAAATCAGAAACTCCAAAGTATGTCTTTGGATGGGATACGATACTTTTACGAGTTGCTGCCGCAGGTATTTTTGCAAAGCCTTCACATGAGGGCACAGTCCTAGAACACACCCTTCAAACCTGCCTTTTGGACTTCCTAAAATACGGTCAAATTTATGCCTCAGGCAGCTTGTAAAAACGCCTAAAATCAGCGCATTTTTGGCAAAAAAGTTTGCGATAATACAACACCTTTTTTTAATAACCAAATTTTTTTGGTAGAAAATGCAAAAAAAAGGGCGAATTTACGCCAGTGCTCAAAACTCAGAGTGCCGTGTATGCTCGTTTCAAAAAGGGGGCAAAGTCGCTTAAAACGCATTTAAAGCATGTTCTCGAAGATGCTGCTATTTTAGCATAACATTAAAAGCCGTGTGTCCGCCAATTATCACAGCGCAAGAAATTGCCTGTTTTTTGTAGTGTTTGCTGTACTCAAAAGAGTACTTTTCGCGGTTAATTCCACAACCAACTTGACAGGCAAAAATAGCTTTATCGTTACCTGTAAAATGGTGAACATAAGCCTCAGTGTGACGGTGTCCTTGCACTGTGCTCTGCATGTCATTCTTTGCAACTGTCTTTGCAGTGCCACCCTCGCCGTGCACATATTGAACGCCGTCAATGACAACTCGCTCAACCCAATCCCACGACGTACCGAGTACCTCATTATAGGACCGAATCCATTGTCTAGGTATTGACCCCGAGTTTGCCTTCCTAGCGACAAGCCTGTCATGGTTGCCAATCGTGACGGTCGCCTTTGGAAATACTTTTGCCCACTTCTGGACCTCGTCAATTGCCTTGCTTAATTCATTCTCAGCTCCAAGTGCTTTTGTACTTTTCTCATAATAACTCACTGCAGCGTTGTCGATTATATCCCCGATGAATACCACCTCATTGCAATTAAACCTGTCATAAGTATCCCGACAATGCTGTAAATATCGAGGACTAGAAAATGGGAGATGTAAGTCTCCGATACATAGGATGCGACGTTCATCATTTGTTAAGTATTTAAAAGCTTTCTTTCTTTTGCCTTTTAAGCGGGGTCGGAAGTCGGACATATCTTTTTGATTGTGTTAAATAATGCGTCCACAAGTGCCTGTTGATATTTCACATTAATCATGCGGGAATAGTCGAAGTATAAATCAAGCGATCCTGCGTAAATCACAAAGCTCGGGCATTGCGCTTTTGATAAGATACTGTATTCGTGCTCATGATTGTAGTCTATTTTTCCGACGGGCATTTGCCACCCTTCCATCGAAATAGTCAACTCCTCAGATAATATTGCGCCGATTTCTTCGCTGCGGTTTCTTATGTTTCCGTAAATGCGCACGCCTGACCTTTCACCTGTTCCTGTGTAAATAGATAGGGCAAAGGTGTCAAACGCGATTTGATAACTGTTTAATCGTTGCACGCGAACGCTCTCGCAGGTATTGCTTAACTCGGGGCATATATTAAAATACGGTAAAGCCTCGTAATCCAATTCACGCTGCAAGTCGTTGCAAATCCATCGGCAATAATTTCCGCCTTTTAAAGCTCCGAGCCTAAACTCGGGCGACTGCTTGCCGTTGTAAATGCCTGCAACTGTTCCGCCTCCCTCAGGGTTTAAAACTACCATTGAAAAATCTTCGTAATGCTTCGAGGATTGACACCCCTGT